TAATATTATATTTTGACTTATCAAGTCCTTGTACGAATGTGTCTTTACCTACTCCGGATTTACCGGATATAAATACTATTTTCATAATTAATTACCTCTTTCTTATTATTTGATTTATAATTTCTTTATTAATTAATGTTTTCACCTTTATCTGATGGACATATGCAAAGAAGTATTCCCGCACTAACAAAACCAAGTGTTAAAATTACTCCCCATGCAAAAGAACTGATCATTTAATTCACCACCTTTATAAGTTATTCATATAAATTATAATGTCTTTTTAACTTCTGTATTTATAATAACACATCTTGAAATAAAAGTCAATAGTTTTATTAAAATAATTTATAATTTCTTTAATAAATTATTGTATTTAAATTGCACTTAATGAAATTATTCTTTTATTAATTATAAAATCAGTTTTAGCTTTCTTTCGTATTTATTTAATTTTTCTATAATTAAATCTCTTGGTAAGATATTTCTACAGAAATAAGCACTTGCAAATGCCGTTCCTTTTGTATATGTGTCAAAGTTGAAATTTGTATGATAATCTATTCTTTCATCAAAACCAAGATATTGAATGCCATACTGAAAGCAATCTTTATATCTTGTTTTACCTTGCAATGAGTTTGCCGGAAGTAAAATTGCGAATGGTTTATTTAACTTATTTAGTCTTTTTAATATTTTATCTTTTTTACTGAATGGTGGATTAGATATAATTACATCATAATGTTCTTTTGGTTCATATGTAAAGAAATCTTGATTCTCTGTTAAAGAACTACGTATACATTTATACCCCTTTTCAACAAACATTTGATAGAAGGCTGACCATTCTTCATCAAATGGAAACCAAACAATTTTATCTTTTGGTATGTATTTCAATAATGGTTCTACAGCATAAAATGGAGTAAAAATTTCATCCCCTTTTTCTGTTTTATTACTTGTTAAATATCCAATATTAAGCCCCATAATTACATCTCCTTTAATTTATATTTTCTTTTTATTCTGCTTTATTAATAAATCATTTAACCATGTTTTCCTGTCAAAATTCTCTTTCTTCTTAATTGCTTTATTATAAGTATTTAAATCGGTAACTAAATAACATCTTTCTTTAGCTCTTGTGATTGCTACATACAATAAATTAGAATTAAGCATAAAGGTATGTGCTTTAGGTGCAAATACAATAATATGTTTACATTGTCCACCCTGACTTTTATGTATTGAAATTGCATATGCAAGTTTAATGTTTTGAAATTTAGTTTTAGGAATAATAATATGAATGCCATTAAAGTCAACAATTATATTACTATACTGAATTTCAATTATTTTTCCAATTTCACCATTTGATATAAATGTTGTATCATCTTCGTTAAATCCATTTTCTCTATAAATTACAGCTTTATAATCATTTACACATTGGATGATTGGATCACCTAATTTATATTCAATTTCACCATATTTTATAAATTCTTTATTATGGTTAATAACTGCCTGAATTTCATTATTAAGCACCTGTGTTCCATAATTACCTACATTCTGACTTGATAATATAAGAATATCATCAATAGAAATACCGTTGTTAATTAGTTTCTGATACATTTTAACAATATAATTAACAGCCTTATCTTGAATGATAGGCATTAATGTCAATCCTTTATCATCTCCCATAATCTGAATACCGTCTTTATTATTATCAAAGCTCTGTTTGCTATTACGGATATCCGTAGCTACTGTACTTAAACCTCCTATACCATAACGAAACACTTTAGTCAAGTGAACTGTTGGTATTATTTCACTTTTTAATAAATCATACAGTAAATTACCACAGCTTACTGAAGGTATCTGAGCATCGTCACCTATAAGCAATAATTTAGTTTTTTTAAAATCAATAGCATCAAGTAAATGCTTAAATAATGATACATCAACCATAGAAGTTTCATCAAGAATTATAATATCATAAGATAATTTATTATCTTCATTATGCATCCATGCTTTAGGTGGAACAAATCCTAATCCTCTATGTATTGTCATAGCTTGATGGTTTGTGTAACCCTGAAGCACTTTTGCAGCTCTGCCTGTAGGGGCAAGAAGTAATGATGATTTATTATTATCATTAAGCATATTAATAATTGCTTTAGCCGAATAGGTTTTACCACAGCCACCATAACCTTGTAATATTACAATATTATTTTTACAAACATATTCCATTGTTTTCATCTGATCGTCAGTAAGTTCAGAATCACCTATCATTCTATATTTATTTATATCAATATCCCAAGTCCTATTTTCTGAAAGTCCTTTTAATATCTTTTCAGCAATAAGCAATTCTGTTTCATAAGTTTGTTTCTTAGATATTCTAAGTGTATCTTTATCAAAAAATATCTCATCACAACCTTTTATTACAGGTGCAAGGTTGCTTCCAGCTTCTTTTGCATAAGTTAAGCATTCTTTTTGAAACATTTTTAAACTCATACATGTATTTCCGGAGTTTTCATTTTCATCAAGAACATATAACGCACATGATTTCATTCTCTGAAATGAAGTTAATAATTCAAACTGAAAATCAAGAATAGGTTTCTTATCTTCTTTAATATTCTTTTTTGATACATTATCAATTCTAATAAGTAATTCGTCAGCAGTTTTAAAACCTACACCGCCAAGCTTACAAAGACATTCATATGGGTTGTTATGCAGATTTTCTCTTATCTTTTGAATAGATGTATATTCTTCATAAAGTTTTTTAATAATTGAAATACTAAATATTCCTGAAAATTCATCTACTAATTCAGCTAATTTGAAATTCTCAATTACCTTTTTCTTAATAACATTAAAAGTATATTCTTTAATTCCTTTTGTTTTATTCAAATCAATATCATCAAGCTTATTGTTTATAATTCTATCAATTATATCTGGATAAACATTAACTAATGTTTCTGCTTGCTGCCAAGTAAGAATTTCACGAAGAAAATTCTTACTGCTTTCAATTGTATTAGGTTTTTCTGCTTTTATATTTATTACATTATATCCATATCCATATTTGTCTTGTACTTCTTCCCCTTTAATGATATATTCACAACCTATATTAAGTTCCTGTATATCACCCTTTATTGAAGTAGTAAGATATTTACCAATTTTAACATCTGGATATATATTTGAATTAACACTACAAGCATATATTTTATAGTTATCTGCATTATATAAGCATTTTGTAGGCATTGCTTTAAATTCTAATATTTTTTCAGCCGTGTTAATACACCTCCCATGTATTTATAACCTTTTCTAATTCATCTGTTTTAACCCACTTACCATCAATTAATTTTCTTTTGTTCTGATCTTTAAACCGTACATTTAAAATATCTCCTTGTTTAAACGGACATAAAGAAAATTCTTTTGCAGATATAACTTTTGTTTTTATAGACTCACCTGTCTTTAAATGATAAAGAGTTACATAAGGCTTACATTTGTCTTTATATGTTTTATATTCAGTTACATAATAAATGCCTTCAGGGGAATTATCGTTTATATAATCTATGCAACCGAGATATTCAAGCTGATATTTTATTATTTTTTTTAATGATTTTTTAGGATTTAATTTATTCCATATTTCAATCAAAGCAGAATTATAATCAAAATTTATAAACTGTGTTGCTGTTTCTTTAGAATTATTTTTTATAATTTCATAATAATTTTCATCAACTTTAGTTTTGCCAAATTGACTTCTTTCATATAAATATTCAAAAGCCTCAATAAATTGTTCTATCTTATTTATATTTCCATAGTCTGAAAAATAGTTTATTCTTGTAAGAATTTCAAGATGACCTCTATTTAATATTTTTGATTTCTTTATTTCTTTACAAACATCATAAAAAGTTTTTAAATTTATTTCTCCAATTTTATATAATTCATTAGCAACATTTTGACTTAATCCTTTGATAGATAATAATGATGGATAAATACACTGTCTTTTTGAATTTGCAACAAATTTACGATTGTCTACTCCAAATTTATATTTTCCTTCATTAATATTATAAAATTTTCGCATTTCTTTTTTTAATAAAAGTACCTTATCTTTATTTCCTTTGTCTGAATAATGTTGTAGTAAAACTTCATAAAATTCATAAGGATAATGAGATTTAAGATATGCACAATAAAGAGAATCAAGAGCCATACAATAAGCATGAGCTGAATTGAATCCGTATCCACAGGAGTCTGATATAATCTGCCATACTTGTTCACTCATTTTATTTGCGGTTGTTTCATCAACATTATCATCAGCTATAATACGTTTTTCAAATCCTTCAATAAATCTTGTTTTAAGAGGTCTAACCTTTTCAGGATGTTTCTTTGCAATAGCTTTAATAATTCCATAGCATTCATCAAGAGGAAATCCGGCATAGTTCAAAGTATTCATAGTTTGTTCCTGGTATAATATGAATGACTGAGGAAATTCAGGAGTTTGCAAAACCTTGTCAAATGCTTTAATTCCGTATTCAAAATGTTCTCTCGTTTCAAATTTAGAATACATAGATTTAAATGCTGGACGAATAGCTGCTATAAATGCTGCTAATTCTGATATATTATGAGGTTTAAATTTCATAGCTTTTTTAGTAGTAGATTCTTTTTCACACTGATTAATTCCTATTGTTATTCCTTTAGCATAAATATCCCATACTTTTTCATTATCTTTAACTAATTCAGTTAATTCATTTACAGTATTATGTTTGATACCAATACGGTTATAAAGTTTATTTATAAGTAAAACCACATCAACTTTAAGTAAATCATTTTTTAAAAACTTGTATTTTTCAGCAATTGCACCATCTACAACAGTTGTAATATATTCTTTTTTTGTTGTTCTACTTTTACATCTTATAAGTCCTATTTCTGAACGAATATCCCCTTGATAAAGAAGATAAGCACATGGGGCTTTTTTCTTATCTGAAATAATACCCCAATACTTTTTACTTTGATTTAGATATTCATGATATTCCTTATCAACGTAATCATATATATCTAAATCTTCTTTTTCATCGTCTTCTGCATTTTTATAATCTTCATCATATTTACCTATTTGTTTTGAAATCTCATTTGCCAAATCTATATTCATATTCATTGCTCTTGCATACATTTTAAATGCCGATTTTTTTCTAAGTGTACCAAAAGCAATCATTGGATATGAATGTCCTTTACCCATTATTTCTTCTTGAGCTTCTGCAAATATTTCAGGATTCCCACAATTCATATCAAGATCAGGAAGTGAACGTGTTTCAAGAATACGACTTTCTGATATAAATCTTTCCGGATAAAGTTTAATAGGGGACTTAAACCTATCAACTTTACTAAATCCACAAAGAGTATTAGTAAAATATCCTACGCCAGATCCACGTCCAGTATCGGTGATAAGTCCCCCTTTTTCAATTGCTCTTTGAACTATTTTATAATCTATTAAAGGGTAGTCAACCATTTTAGTCTTTTTATATACATTAACTTCTGTTTTTACTCCATCAATATATTTTTGCTTTTCTTCTATGCTCATATCTTTGGTATATTCTAAAAGCTGTTTTGCAATAAGCTGAGTATAAATTTTATTACGTTCTTCTTGTGTTTTATCAGGATAAATTGTTGGAAGTTTAATATCATCATTAAGAATAATATCTTCAAAAGTTAAACATATATCTGTATTATTCATTGCATCTTGAATTTCAGACTTTGTAAATACACCTTGTTCAAGAAATCTATTCATAATTGTATTGTTGTCTGGATAATCCATATACCAACCTTGTTCATCATTATCATAAACAATATTACTATCTGCTTCAAGTAAAACTGTACGTTCTTGTGCTTGTTCTGGATATATGTAATGGCTATCTAATCCTACTATCATTTTTGTATCTGTTTTTTTAGCTAATGCTTTTATTTTTTTATTTAATTCTTTTTGGGGATCAGTATTATGATATTGAATTTCAAGCATTATATTATCTTTAAAATGCTGTTTTAGTTTCATAAAAACATTTTCGGCATTTTCATATTTCCAAAATCCAATACAAGCCGTTGTAATAAATACATCATTAGCTGGAAGCGATAATAATAACTCAATATCTAATCTTGGTCTAAAATAGTATCCAGTTTCATTTGCTTTAGATAATACTTCATTAATTGCTTTTCTGCCATTTTCATTTTTTGCAAGAATAATAATATGACAATTTGCATTATCTTTTTCAAATCTATTGTATACCCAATATGCTTCTGCTCCAAAGATAAACTTTAAGTTATATTTTTTAGCAAGTTCAAAAGTTTGATAATAATATCCTTGCCATCCATGTTCAACGCTTGAAATGATCTTATGTCCTATCTCTACAGCTCTTTTTGCATAATCTTCATTTAATACTGCACTATCTGCTACATAGATATTACTATAGGATGTATGTCTATGATAATTTTGCATTCATTCACCTTCTTATAAATCAGCAAGAAAATCTAATAAATCATTATCTATTTCATTTTCATTTTCATTTTCTTCTGTATTAGTATTAAACATCTCTTTTTGTTCTAAGTATTCGTTATACGGCTTATGTAATTTTCTTGAATACCCCGACAAAACACTTAAAAAGTATTCATCTTTTTCAGTAACATCTATCCAAAATAATTTTTCATCCTTTGTTTTGTTATATTCTTCAGACTTACTATTGATTTCATTTACTGTTTCAATTATATTTTCTTTTAATTCATTTATTTTTTCTTCTGTAAGTGGAATTTGTACATAGCAATCAGAAAATATAAATTTTTCTTTTACATCATCAGGAAGGTTATCAAGAGAATTATAAAGAATAATATCTTCGGTATAATCATCCGGATTATATCCACACTTTTTCAACCACATCTTAGCATTAGACATAAGTTTTTCACCAATCTGATTCCTTTCAATTTGACGTTCTTTCCATTTACCATTCGCTTGCATTATATTAACAGTAACATATTTAAGGAATAAATATCTAATAGATATATGGTCAAGTGGTAATTTTGTTTTTTGTCTTATTCCTTCTGCATAAAGATAAAGCTGCCCACTTTCCTTTTCAAGTTTTTCACCTTTATAAATTGTAGATGTTTTATAATCAGTAATGATAATTCTTTTTTCTCCATTTTCATCTTTATAAACATCACAATTATCAATATAACCATTAAATATAATATCGTCAGTAATTTTTATCAAACAAAACATTTCAAGTATCATATTAGTATTATCTGGCTTGATATGATTTCTAAAAAAATGTTTAATGCATGATTCATATTTTCTTGCAATAGCATCGTTTTTATCTTCATCGCTACGATCATACTTATATCCAGCTAAATTCATAGTCATTAAGCTATCTTCATAACTTTCAATCATATCTTCTTGTTTTAGTTTGCCGTTATAATAATTCTCAAGAATATCGTGACAATAACCACCACTTGCACAGTAGATCGAATCTTTTCTATCTTCTTTAACATGTTTTATATATTTTAAAAAATAAGCATAATGGTCTGATTTATATGTATTATATCTACTCCATGACCATAAATCATTAACTGTATATTGTTTTTTAATTTCATTTAATTCTTCTTTGGTTTTTCTTGTTCCCATCTAATCAACTCCTTATGTTCTTTGTCGTCATATAAGATTTTATATTTTAACATAAATTCATATTGTTTATTAGGTTTATCTGCCGGGCTTTCACATTTATTAAGGATATTCCATTTATCATATATGTAATAAACATTTCTTATACCATAAAACTTTTCACATTCTTTACGTATATCATTAATTGAAATACCTTCATCAAAAGCAATGATTATATCTACATTTAATCCTATAAGAATTTTAACTTGTTCATCAGATATACTATGACATCCTACTGCTGTTCCTGTTCCGTCTTTCCTGCTATGTCTTTTAAGAACTGATTTTTCAGCTTCAAATACAACCACATATCCCTTTTCTTGAATAGTTTGATAGTTTTCATATAATCCGTAAAGATTCATTCCTTTGGAGAACGGTCTAATACCAAAATACTTAGGTATATCAAACTGATCATAATTAGTAATTGTTGTTCTGCCTACAATCCCAACATATTTATTTTCATCTTCACCACACCAATATCTCCATGGAATTGTAATCCTCTTTTTGTCATATGCGTAACCAATATTAAAGACTTTACATGTAAAAGGCATTATTCCTTCTCTTATCCAAGAAATATGTGGGAGATTAACATATTCTTTTAAAATACTATCATCATATATTTCAATGTCTTTATTCACAATACATCTTGTTTTTTTTACCTTTTTAAATACATCAAGGATATCTGTTTTCTTCTCTATGTTTTTCTTTTCATATTTTTTATAATTCAACTCTAAATACTGATGCATAAGTTTATTTGCTTTACCAAAAGAAACATCTTGTAATTTCATGATTAATATAAAAATATCACCTACAGCATTTAAATCTGAAGAATTAATAGCTGTAAATAGTGTTTCTTTTTTTACTGTAACTGCTGTAGTGTTTGTTTTATTAGGTAAGGCTGCACGATATTCAGTTTTATATTCTTTAATACCATGACAGCCTACCTTTTCTAAAACAAGCGAAATTTTGTTATTATCAATTATGTATTGTTTCAATTCATTTGCATTCACAAAATTTCACCATCTTTTCTTTAAAAATCTTGAATGACATGAGTTATACCTATTTCTTTCATTATATTTCTGCTCATATCATGTTCAACTACAATTTGAAATTGATTAGCTGATCCTTCTCTATTTTTTACAATAAATATAATTTGATAATGTTTATCTGAACTAAGAGAAACAGGAATCTTACTCTTTCCATTTTTACCTTCAAGTCTATATATTTTTAAAGCATTTTTACCATCAGGCTTTTCATCATCAAATAAATCTCTTATCATAATACCTGTACTTGCTACGTCCATAATATTTTTTGCAAGTCCTGTATTATCTTGTGTGTAATATCTCTGTTTTGTAGAACCTTTTGTAAGCTGGAATGTTATTAGTATATGTACATCTTTATTAGCCTCTTTGATCGTATCCTGAATATCAACCATAGATTGCGACATTGCCATTGCCGTAGCAGAACTTTCATTAACTTTACTTCCAGCATCAGCTTTAAATGTATCAAGCATAAAGTATTTTACGCCTAATCCGGCATATTTCTTAATAACTTTGATTGCTTTTTCTGTCTTATATCTTTTAAATGGAATAACCGTTATAGTATGATTTTGAGAAATTTCTTTTATCCATTGCTTACATTTTTTCAATAAAGTCCATACTTCATCAGTATATTTACCATCACGAAGAACAAATTTTTGTAAATCTTCTTTAAAAATATTATTTGCAGCCCATACAATCATTTCTCTTTGCCATTTAGACAATCCATCCTCATTAATCATTATGACAATTCTTTCATGATTCTCAATAATACTTGGTAATGTAGATGTTCTGGCAAATGTTGATTTTCCTACATTAGATAATCCTCCAACAAGAGTTATATTTCCATGTAACTGTCCTGCTGTTTCAGCATTAATTAATGGCATGTTGTAATACGGAAGTCCTACAGCCAATCCTTCATTAAGTTTATCTAATAATTCATCAATCTGATAATCTAATGAATAGCTTTCAACATCTCCATCTATATTTACAAAAGTATGATTAAGTAATGTTTCAAGTTCTGAATATATATCTTCAGCACTCATATCTGTATATTCGGAAAGCTTATCATAAACAGGAAATCCATTTTTAATAAGTTTTAATACTACATTCCATTTGTTTAAATCTTTTATATATCCATCTATGTTTTCAACTTTAACATAAGCAGTTGCTTCATTTATTTTTTCCCAACCACCATATTCTTCATATTTTTCACGAAGTTTATCATGTTTTTCAAGATATAAACCTACTGTTATTTCATCAAGTATTGGCTTTTGTTCTTTTATTACAATATCATACGCTATCTGATAATAAACCTTCCATGTGTTTTCTGAAATATCTTCAAGTTTTATTTCATAATTAAATAATAAATCAGGTTGCTTATAAAAAATTGAAATAATATTGGCTTCACAAGCAAGTTTATAACTTCTTATTTTCTTAGCAGCGTTTATTTGTTCTTCTTGAAATGGTGTCAATTTTGATTTTTTATCAGCCAAATAATCACCTCATTTACCATAGTTTTTCTAACTTTTTATTAGGATTTTTTGTATTATTACTTGATTTGTATTCAGCTTTATCATTAACCATAATTGATAAATCTAACTCGTTTATCTTTTCTTCTGATTTTTGTTTATTAGATATTCTCTGTACAACATCATTAATTTCTTGTTCAATAAATCCCATAATAAGATTGATTTTATGGCTCTCATCTTTAATTTTAGCTGAATTATTAGTGAAATAAGTTTTAATTTTTGTTTTGCACACTTTACAAGTTAATAATATTTCTTTAAAAGAATATTTTGCATTAGGTTTTTGTTTTTTATTTGAGATAAAATTACCTTCTGCTAAACCCTTAAGTCTTAAAACAAGAAATTTAGGGAACTTCATATCTTTAGTATAATCGAGAATATCATATTTTACATAATTACATAAATCAGACCAATCTTGTTTTTCTTCATTAGTCATTTGTAACCTCCTATTGTGTATTACTGAAACTCCAACAGCTAAAGCACGTTGGGTTCTTGAATACTTAAACTTCCAATATATCACGAATGATATAAAGACTAATTTATTTCTTCAAGACTTTTACTAACAAACTCACCATTGTGAGCATTAACGTTAGCTTTAGGCTCGTTTCAAAACCTATGCTATTCATCCCACCCCTAAAGGAGTGGGCTTTTCGCACGAAATTGTAAAGGACGGAAATTGATCCATCCTTTACACAAAATAATATTAATTTGCTACTGTTTTAGTTAGATCAAGAAGTTCCTGGAGTATATCTGGTGATTCTGCACTAAGATTTTTAATATTAAGTCCATTATCTTTAATAAATTTGTTTACTGTTTTTATTGCTGTTGTATTGCCACTATCTGCAATAGTTTTAAAAAGTGGTTTCCATTCAGATATAATATCCTCTGCTTTATCGCTCTTTTCAATCATAGAGTCTGTAAATTTGTCAAGATCATTTCTATACGATGTGTTGAGAGTTTCAAGCGACTCCATATCATCAAAATAACTCTTCCAAATATCATAACAAGGGTTTTCAATAACAGAGCCAACTTTAGTTACATTTGTTCTATCTTTAATAACTTCTGCATAATATTTAAATCCTTCATTATCTGATGTTTTATCTTTTTCTTTATAAAATCTAAGAATTACATCATAGTCAAATCCTACACTCTTATGCATATCAGGCTTATATCCTATAACTTTTTCGCCTTTAGCATCTTTAATTTCAATTTGCTGTGCAATAGATACGATATGTATACCTTTTGAAGAAAGATCAATTTTAGCCTGTTGGAATTTCATATTAATAAGTTTAATTCTTCCCCACTGTTTTACTGATATTCCGGCATCATCAACATCTCCGCCCTTACGTCTTGCTCTGCGTTCTTCAACCTCTAAAGCAGATATTTGCATTGTAGAATAAAATTTAGATTCTGAGTCTATTGAAAGTGTCTGAATTTTATTCTCATATTCACCATCAAGAAACGCATCAAGATCTTCTTCTAAAGTATCAAGGTCAGATGTATTATCAACAATTTTTAGATTGTTATACTTATTGCCATTATTAAGAGTAATAGTTTTCTTTTCATAAAACCCTACACCTGTCTCACTATCAATACAAGCTACATCAGGGAATGTAAGCTGAAACCAAGATTTACCTGAACCTGTTTCTCCATATGCAAGAAATTTTCCACCTATTTTTGCTGCTTTTGCTTCTCTAAATGCCATAATTAATTTACCTCATCTTTCTTATTTTAAATAATTTATAAATTCCATTTAATTATTCATCAAGTGCATTAAGCATGTCAAGTAAATCATCATCGTCATCTTCAGAATCAGATTTATTAGATTTACTATTTTCTTCATCACTTTCTGTATCAAGTGTTTCAAGGAATGTAGAATAAAATTCAAGGTCTTCAGGTTTATATTTTGTTCTATCAGTTGCAACTGTAGGCTTCCTATCATCTCCTTCGCCAACATATGTAATAGTAGGTTTTGTAATAATCATTCTCTTTTCACGATTTGTATTTCCTACTGCACACTTTGTAAGAGCTTCTTCTTCAGTATAAAGTCCAAGTTCAATAAGCTCTTTAATATCATCCGGAAGATCGTCTTTTGTAATGTTTATAACAGCAGCACCTTCAACAATATTTCCATCTACTGTTATTTCAATTATTTCATTCTTCTTTGCTTTAAAGAATTTAGATAGCTGCTTTGCTGTGAGTTCAGAATTATCACCGATACCAAATTCAAAGTTTACAGGAAAAGCAAAATTTTTCTTTACATCTATTTTCTTATCATTAATCTTAGGTTTTCCTACATAATCAACAATGTATGCAGACATAGGGATTGTATTCTTTTCCTTATCAGGTTTACCAATGCTTCCATCATCAAGTAAAATTGTCTGTGTGAATGTCGCTTTAAAATTTTCCGGTTCAGCTTTTGAAAGTGCAATACTTGTTATTTTCTTTTTAATATAAACATTTTCACCATTGCTCTCATATGCAATATTTCCTTTAACAATTACAGTTAAATCATCTGTAAGGTGTTCTGAAAGGTAAGCTACTGCATCATACTCAGTAATAAAATCCTTATAAAACGTCTTGTCTTTATCGGTCTTTTCGACACCTACAGTAATAAAACAATTCTTACCTACTGTTTCAAGTATCTCTTCATCAAATCTGTCATCCCAGTCAATTGTAAAGCTATCTTCATAATCATCCTGTTTCTTACCATCAACTTCTTTAAAGCCATGAACATAAATAACATTATCTCTCTTATACTTCTCAGGAAAGTAACCACCTGACATTTCAGCATAAACTATATTACCATTTCCACAATCAACACCAAGATTAAGTATATTAGAAGTCCATCCACTGTCATAAGTCTTATCGAGATCATATGTATAATCATTTACTTTTGCCTTGCCGATGAGTGTAAACTGAGCCTTACCTTTTTTAAGTCCTAACTTTGCACTATTCTTTTTTGCCATAAATAAATACCTCTTTCTTTTTTAAATTTTATTAATTAATAAATTCTTTATATGTTATATTGCTAAAAGCAATTTATAACCTTCTAAATATAATATTTATCTCTCTAAATATATTATACAGCATTATAAATCATTTGTCAATAGGTTCTAGAAATAAATCTACAGCCTCCTTACCCAAATTTAAATTAAGTTGATGTTGCTTTAATTCTTCAGGGTCTATACCCATATAGTGTGCTAATGTTACATTTAAACTACTATGTCCAAAATCAGCACATGCAGCTAAAGCTAATCTGTTATCTTCCCAACCCTGACTTATAAAATAAGCATAAGTCTGTCTGAAAGAATGTGATGACCACCTTCCGTCTACTCCAATTGAATTACATATGCTTTTTAACCATCTTGTTACTGAACCTGGAAGCATAGGAGCTACTTCTTTAAGTGTTCCATCGTTGTTATATTTGTCTTTTATATCCTTGACCATTACAACATCATATACTTCACGTATGTTCCCATTGTCATCATACTTGTCAAGAGTTGTGATGCAACCTATTTTTTTCCCATTATTATCATATTCATACTTATCTATATATATAAAATAATCTATATATGCCGTCCTATTGCCATCATTTCTAAAAATATAATTGTTTGGCTTCAATCCTTTTTTGTCTATTAAATATTTAATAATTTTTTTAGTTGTATCATTTATCCATACAGTTCTGAATTTATCTGTTTTATCCTCACCAAGAGTGATATAATCTTTAATACTTCCATCGGATTTAGTTAAATCTGCTACAGTTAATGATTGATTGTCGCCGTTTCGGAATCCAGTATTGCAATTAAACACAAACATAGCAGCTTTATATAAATGTCCTTTAGTAAGCAAATCCAAAACAAAATCATTGATTATTTCTTTATTTCTAAATGCAAGAGCCGATTTAGAAGTTGCTATTTCGTTTGTAACTCTTGCCTGAAGATTTCTATTTTTACGAATTAAAGGTTTAATGTCTGGATTGACTTCTTTGACTATATCCTTAGACGCATTATTAAAAGGCATCTCGTACACTTTGCATACTTTGCACTTTTCATTATCATTATTATCTTTTAATACAGCATTAAGATTCATAATATCAACTCCTAAAATTTAAAAAATTTACAACTTCTCTTTTGCAAAAACCATTTAAAAAAATGGTTTAATATTTTTGGTTTAATTACTCAAACTTCGCACATCAAAAATAATTTCACATCTTGAAAATTCAAGGGTTCTCACAGTATAAAATAGCTTTTAATCGACAAACCACGTAGCATAACAGAACGCATAAATGCGTTTCCTACATTGAGCGTAACCCTATAGGGAACGGAGTCATCCGTTCTGTGGGATTCATTCTGCTAAGTTTGAGATACAAATATAATTTATCTTTATTCTATTGTATTTTTTCCAGTTAGTCAATATACTTTTTTATTTCATC